TTTTCCTTCTTGGTATTTGGATTTTCAAACTTCACAGTATGTGAAAGTTTTGGCATTGTCTCAAAGAAAGTTTCAATTTCCTTAAACTGGGTAGAATTCATCTGCTCAAGGAAGTCTTTAATTTCTTTCTTGGTGCAATCCGCTGCTGCCCATACCTCTTCTTCACTATAAATCTTATCAACGCAAGATGCAATCAAATCAAAGGACTGTTCCATTTGATTTTTCTCATTAAACTCAAAGTTATTTGAAATGAACTGATCCAACGAAGGATACTTCATTTCCATCATCAAGGTATCATCAAGTTTAATCTGACGAGTATGATCATCATTCTTTGCTACCTTGATATCATCCAATCCGATTGTGACTTTAACTTCAGTCACACCATCATCAGGAGCAATCAGATTAACTTCAACTTCTTCTCCAACAGACTTTCCACGAATATTGAGGAAGAGATATTCAATATCAAATGTAGGAAGTTGTTCTACCTTAACTCCCCGTGTTTGAATACAGTTTTTCAGAACAGACTTAATTGCTGTTGTGATTTGTTTTGTATCCTCACTCTCCATTGCAAGGACAAGAAGTTTCTCCTCCTTGACTAGGAAAGGTCTGTATTGAATTGTTTCTCCAGTTGATGGCAATTCAAGATCATACTTGGGTGTAGCAATCTTTGGTAAAGGCATAATGACCTATAGATGTATTTCAGTGTGATTATTTATTGAGGTTTTTCTAATTTGTTTCCCCGCGAGCAACTCTGTCAAGTTCTGCTTTCAGTGGTCCAGTAACTTTATCACCAACTTTTGCCCCTGCAAGTTGTTCTTCTGTAGAAAGCAACCTTGCTCCAGTTGCAGAATCATAAAGACCTTCTCCTTCAGGTCCAGTATTCTGGATAACATTTTGTTGAACTTTAGATTCTTTCTCTTGAGCGACTGGTGGTTCCTGAGTATTTGGTTTATCAGATTTTTGAGTTGGGACAGAGGTATCTGGTGTTTTATTCGCTTGAGTAATTTCTTTCATAACATATCTCAAATATGTCATAGAGACACTACACTTCAAGAGACTAGAAGAGTCATAACTTACTGGCATCGATGATACAGAGACAGGATATGCTCCGATAAATTCATACTCTAAACTGCTCTGATAATTTCTTTCAAACTTTATTATCTTAAGTCCTCTTTCACATCTATATGATTCCGGAAAATTCATTCTATAGTGATATCCAGGATTAGTTAAATTCCTTGTTTCCCCATCTGTTCTGGTTCCTGATTCACCAGTAACAAATCTCATCCAAGCTTCAAAAAATCTAATTGCCACATACTGATTTGAGTCAACATAGAAAGTAAAATCAATCCTATCATCATACATCCTTCTATGTGCATACCTTTCAGTTACACCAGCATAGTCATTCTTGACTTCAAAAGTTGCGATGGATGATCCAGGAAGATTTGTTTCGGAACAAGATATGTTTAAATTTTCCTGACCATCCGTTCCCAAGATTGGATCCAATATTTTATTAAGAGCACCCTTAGCATTACCTGATAACTGCTCTGCAGTTGCTCTAGGAATCTTTACCTCATAATGAGAGGTTAGTGCAGGCGCAAGAATCTTTGTTCTTAATCCTTTTATACCGGGAATTTTATTCCCGTATGAAAATTTTGTGCCAGGCATTTATAAATAGTTTTTACCTTATATATTATGTATGGCAGAAAGTATCAAGAGTAAATACAAACCGTCATTTCCTAAGAAATATAAGGGCGATCCTAACAATATTATATGCCGAAGTAGTTGGGAACGCAAGTTTTGCCGTTGGTGTGATCTGAATGAGAACATTCTTCAATGGGGTAGTGAAGAATTTTACATCCCATATATGTCTCCTCTTGATCGTAGGGTTCACAAATACTACCCAGACTTTATCATAAAAGTAAGAGAAAGCACAGGTCAAATTAAGACCTATGTGATTGAAGTTAAACCGAAAAAGCAAACAAAACCACCAAAAAAGAAACAGAGAGTTACTAAGTCTTACATCTTTGAATGTAAAACTTGGGAAGTGAATAAAGCAAAGTGGAAAGCAGCAGTTGAATTTTGTGAAGATAGAAGAATTGAATTCAAGATAATAACAGAAGACGAACTAGGTATCAAATGAACCGTATAGAACCTGTTATTGACGATCTTAAATCCGAGAAAGATGTCGGAGAAAGAATGGAACTAATAATGTATGCTCTGAATGATACTGTGACACCTATACCTGAAGAAGGAAACATCTGTACCTTCAAATATTATGCAAAGACTCCAAACATTGAATACGATCAGCATCCATTAGTCGCAGTGAGTGATGTCTTCTCTTGGGGGTTTCGTGGTATAAACTTTCACTGGAGAGATTATAGACAATATACCTGGGAAGAACTAGGAACTCAGGTCTATATTGTCCATAGAGAAGAACTAGATGATCTTTTATCATTACAATATACAAAACGAGTACTAAATAAGTAAAAAAGGTTATACTCTAATGGGTTTATTCGGAGCAGGTGACCCTCCATGTCCAGCTGGTAGTATTTGTAGTGGTCAAGCCAAAACTAATGTTGGTAGAACTTACAGAACAACAAAAACACCAAAAAGAGGTGGTGGTACAGAAACCGTAACACAGGCAGTAAATACCGGAACTCCCATCTATCATGCATCTGCGACTAAATTAAATTCTGATGGGACCTCAACCACAGATGTTTATATCATTAAAGATAATAAGTGGCAAAAGGCTGCTACTACAAAAGATGGTGGAAAGACATATACCTATGATGATAACGTAGCAGGTGCTGGTTTAAAGAAAGAACTCAGTGATCCTAATGGAGCAATTCATAAAAATGTTGATGCTGGCGTAAACAAAGCAGCAGATAAAGCAGGTGTTCCTCCAACAACAAAAAGTAAGTTATTGGACTCGAAAAAGAATGATGCAGAGAATGATAATGACAATGCCAATACTAATCCAGCAGCAGATACAGGTGATGCAAAGTCAAAAGCAAAAGCACAGGCAGAAAATTCTGCTTCAGGAACAAGAACTAAATTCCCAACATTAATCCATCCAGCAGATCTTGGTGCATCAAAGCAAGATGTTATTCGTTTTGATATGCATGAATATGTACCAGGAGAATTATCTGGAGCTGATGCTGGTGGTACCGGAGTAAAAGGATATGGATTCAATAGTGGATCAAATAATCTAGGTCCTTCTATTGGTTCAGTTACTCTCCCCATACCAAGTGGAATAACAGATCAGAATAAAGCAGATTGGGGATCAAACTCAATGACTGCTCTTGATATTGCAAAAGCAGATGTTGCTAAGACAGCAATTTTTGATGGTCTTGCAAAGGGTGTTGGTAAATTTGATGAATACATTAAAAAAGTACAAAATTACAGTGGTGAGACAACAGATGCGGTAGGAAATGCATTCGCAGCAGCTGCTGCAGGTGTAGATGCTCAAGCACTGTTGGCAAGAACAACAGGGATGGTGATGAATCCCAACATGGAACTCTTATTCAAGGGTCCAACTCTGAGACCATTCTCATTCAAGTTTAAGTTAACACCTAGAGGTCAAACAGAAGCAGAAAATATTATTCAAATAATTAGATTTTTTAAGCAAGGATCTGCTCCTATCAGATCTCAATCTAATCTATTTCTTAAATCACCTCATGTTTTTAAGATTACTTATATACATAGAGGTGAAAAGGGAGAATTGCATAAAAAATTGAATGCATTTAAGACTTGTGCATTACAAGGGTTTGGAGTTAACTATACTCCAACAGGAAACTATGCAACTTATCAAGATGGAACGATGGTTGCATATGATATCAGTATGAGTTTCACTGAAATTACTCCTATCTTTAATGATGATTATGATATGGACGACTCATTCATCGGTTTCTAATGTCAAATTACTTCAGTCAACTACCAGATTTTGAATATGTCAGCAGACTTCCTGACTCTAGGATATCTGATTATATTCCTGTAAAAAATCTTTTCATGAGAGGAAAACTCAGAGAGGATATTTTTGCAGAAGCTTCTGTATTTACAAAGTATAAGATCAAAGGTGATGATAGACCAGACAATGTTGCATATGAAGTTTTTGGAGATGCCAATTTAGATTGGTTAGTGTTGACATGCAACAACATTATCAATATACAATGAATGGCCAATGACTCAATTTAATTTTGAAAATTATTTGCTTGAAAAGTATGGGACATATGAAAATATCAATGCGACACATCATTTTGAGACAACAGAAGTTAAAAACACAACTGGTGTAGTAATTGTTCCTGCTGGATTAGAAGTTGATTCAAACTATTCAATTACGTTCTATGACGATAGATTAGAGGGAATGACAACAGTCAATTCTCCAGTTCAAGAAGTGACAAATTATATGTATGAAGACAGACTACAAGAAGATAGAAGAAATATATTTTTACTAAAACCAAGATTCCTCAATGTAGTTAAGGATGACTTAGAAGAAATGATGCTATACAAAAAAGGTTCCACTCAATATAAGAGTGAAACCTTAAAGACTGCAGATAATATTAGATTATTTCAGTAAGTTTATATACGCTGCGACAACCAAAAGGGTCAAACACAACTGGTTATATCTCATCACTCTTCTGCAAGTTTCTGGAAGTAGGACAGGGCATCATCTTCATCTGAGTCCGCAGACTTAGTAGGAGTGATGTCAGGAGCATTGAAGTCTGCTGCAGGTGCAGGAGGCTTGCTTGACTCAAAGTTAG